CGCAGTGCAACATGATCACGTCCTTTTGGACGGACGTGATTCGGGGAATAAACCCCGAGACCTGTTAGGAGCTGCTGATGGCAAACCCTCCCGAACGGAAAACCGTTCGAAGGCGCTCCCTACCCGTTAAGACTTCGAGTGGGAAGTGCGTTACCGATTGGCAAAGTAGAGCCGCGAACGGGACCCTTACAAACGGGTCCTCTAGTGGCAATACAAGCTTCTCGGCTTGGAGGGGGACTCAGGTGACTGAGTCTACTTCTCATCCCAATTGGAATTTGTTCCGGAAACGGGGCAAGTTCCAGGGCGACGTAGGTGGTGACTTCTTCTCGCAACGCCAATACTGTGAGAGTGATATACCCTCACAGAAGGCTAGCGGGACAGTCTATACGAGTCCGACAGTTTGGACTTCGGCTCAACGCCGAGGTCCGATTTTGCCGGTCTCGCCCACCTCCGGGCAAATGCCCGCGCTACAGGCAGCCAGCAGTAATGCTGTGCTAAATGCGCGTGGTGCACAAGCCATTAGTCGGTGTAAACCGACTAATTCGATCGCCGATGGCGCAACCTTCCTTGGTGAGATCTTGAGGGAAGGGATTCCTACACGGAATCCCCATGCCTTTAAGTTGCTCACTGAGGATTGGCGACTGAAAACCGAGCAGGCCTTAAAACGGCCGGCGAAGGATTTTCTAGAAGCCGAATACGGTTGGGCCCCAATCGCCAACGACATAAGCAAGTTTGCTCGTGCCGTGGCTGCGTTCGACACTGCTATTCAGCAGTGGGAGCGCGACCGAGGTCGATTGGTTCGTCGGAGATATGAGTTTCCACCAGTGGAGTCGGTTAGCAGCAGTAAGCAGCTTGTCGGTAACGCGGCATATGCCCCGTTCGACAATGCTGCCCTGTATGTTACGCCGGCTCCTCAGGATGCGTACGTGAGTTTCCTCACCGAAGTGGGAACTCGTCAGTGGTTTAGTGGTGCATTTACGTACTTCGTACCTGCCCCCTCACAGGGGTGGGTCGATGCTACGTTTAAGCACCAAGCCAAGAAGATATTTGGCTTACAGCTGACTCCAGAAACAATCTGGAACCTCGCACCCTGGAGTTGGGCCGTTGATTGGTTCACGAATGTTGGCGATGTAATCGCCAACCTCTCGGATTGGATCAACGATGGCCTGGTGATGCAGTATGGGTATATGATGGAGTATAAATACTCCAGAATTACCTATACTCCTGTTGGTCCGAGCATGTTTCGTTCGGGCAACAGACCGACACAAGTGTCTTTGGTCAGTGAGACGAAGACACGGCGGCGGGCATCCCCCTTTGGGTTCGGCCTTACCTGGAACGGACTTAGTCCGAAACAGCTGGCCATTGCAGCATCGCTTGGTATTACCAAGTGGTGACTGTAGTCACTAGTGCTGCGTTCAAACGCCAATGGGGGGCCGAGACCCGGCTCCCTAGGAGTGTGTGCCTATGTCATTTGCCGATCCGCAAACCATCACGATAAGTACCGTGACAACGCCTCTCCCACGAACAAGTGTGGGCGAGGACGAGTCGGAGTACACGTCGGGGGATGGGTTGTACAAGCTCACCGCGTCGCATTCCTACGGGAAGCGGCGCAGGCGAGTCCTGCGGTTCGATCACTCGAAGATGTCTCCGGACGTGTACAAGCCCACGGAAAATGTCAGTGTCGGTATGGCAGTATATACCGTCTTTGACATGCCCGGTAAGGGTGAGTACACGCCAGCGGAGGCGCTCGCCATTTGGGTTGGGTTTAACACCCAGCTCACAGCGACTTCGAATACGCTCGTCACCAAGCTACTCGGTGGCGAGTCGTAGGGAGGACGATGAGGTCAGCAATGGAGGTCATACCCCGCCGAAAGGTGGAGATGGCTCCCTAACTGACTATCGTCGTCGCCTGACTGTGGATCATACAAACGAGCTCGACGTTCGGTTGAGGGTCGGTTACAAAACCGTCCTCTTGATCGTCGTTGTGTTCGACGTGGTTCACACGTCAATTCGAGAAATGGTTGACGCTCCGGTCGTTCAGAATCTTCTGAGCGACTTAGGAAACTTGACCAATCTCGTCTAGGCACCCAGCCGTGAGGCTGGTTCTCCGTGATGACAGGTGCAAACCATCAATCACGAACCAGGAGGTACCCGGTAGTGTCAAGTAGTGACTCGTCCGATAAGGATGAGCTGAAGCAGTTTCCCGATGTATTTCGGGCGATTGCCTTTAGCATGATCCCCTCGGACGCATCGGAACGCGAGGCGCGGGCTTGGCTGCAAAGCCAACTTCCCGCTCTCGATCCCGAAGCCGCTCGAGACATTTGCCGGGTGCACATGGAGGATGAACTCCTCCGTGCCTGGCGAATGGCTGAGGCCCACCCTATGCTTGACGAAAGTCAGGCAAACGGGCAGGGCAACCTGTCGTAAAGTGTCACTAGGCTAAGGATCCTGTATCTCCAATCAAGGAGGTAACCCTGATCGAAAGATTGGGACAGGTGAAAAGCCTGATAACACTCTGGTCTCGGTTGGCGGAGGAATCCGCCGACCTGTGTTGCACTAGCGCCACTCGTGACATTAATACCGTCACGAGTCGAGCCGAACATGAGGGGTTGTCGTTTTTGACGATTACCCTACCTGACTTTGGAAAGGCCATCCAAAAATGGTTGGACCTTGGTCAGGTCGGTATCCACACCTCGTTCAAAACTGAACGTGGTGGAAGGCTCCCCCGATTTCTCGGAGGTTTCTTCTCCCGTGTGTTCGACCGGAATAGTGGCTTGTTACTTGACGAGCCATGCATCGAATCCGTGATTGCCATTCGTCATTTAACTTTGATGTTTGGCAAAATGGAGCTCGAGTGCTCGGAAGAGCGCAAGAGTAAAGCGGTGCGTAACTACGTCAAGTGTGAGCAGGATGTCCGGCAGTTTGATAGCGTCCTCTCGGAGAGTGATCTTCGGGAGTTCGCTCAAATATCAAACTTGCTGTTTGGGAAGCTTTTCACCCAAGTGGATCGAGAGATCTATTATGGGCAGGCTATCCCTAAGCATGGTCCAGGATCAACAGCTGACGGACTTTCCAGTAATGGGAAGTACCGTCAAACTGTCTGGACTAGCCGCCTGGAGGATATATTTCCTTCAGGGGAAAACCTTCTTCCGAACTGGCGATATTATCGCCACTTGGAAGAGGTCGACATCCTCGAACCCGGTTCCGAGATTCCTGTAAAGGTAACCTTGGTTCCTAAGACGTTGAAGACTCCCCGAGTGATTGCAATGGAACCCGCCTGCATGCAGTATATGCAGCAGGCGATCCTGCGCAGTTTCCTCGGGTGCTTTTACAGGGATAGACTCCTGTCTAAGCTAATCGGTTTTGACGACCAGGTCCCTAATCAGGACATGGCACGTCAAGGTTCGCTTGATCAGCGAACCGCAACGCTCGATCTGAGCGATGCTTCCGATCGTGTCTCCAATCAGCTCGTACGGACGATGTTGGCTCGGTGGCCCCATTTACACAGGGCTGTCGATGCTACAAGATCCAGAAAGGCTGTCTTACCGTCAGGTGAAGTAATTCGCCTGAGTAAGTTTGCGTCTATGGGTTCAGCACTTTGTTTCCCCGTTGAAGCAATGGTCTTTACGACATTGATCTTCTTGGGGATTCAGAGATCGCTTAACACGTCACTTTGCCGACGAGACGTAAAACGTTTCGTCGGATCGGTGCGCGTCTACGGGGACGACTTGATTGTCCCCGTGGATCACGTGCATACCGTCGTACAGACGCTAGAGCATTTCGGTGCAATAGTTGGTCTGGACAAGAGTTTCTGGACTGGGAAGTTCAGGGAATCTTGTGGTCGGGAGTACTTTAATGGACACGACGTGAGTATCACGCGTGTTCGGCAAGCGTTTCCGACACGACGGCAGGACTCTGTCGAGGTAATATCACTGATAAGCCTCCGGAACCAACTCTATATGAGTGGTTATTGGAGAACCTGTCAGTGGCTCGATGAGCGGATCGGTAGAGTGCTTTCGCACTTCCCGAACGTTACGCCGAGCTCCTCGATACTGGGCAGGGTTTGTTCTCTTGGGTTTATTCCCGAGAGATACCACCCAGGTTTGCAAACTCCCTTAGTCAGGGGGTTTGTTGTGCAAGCCAAAGCTCCGAAAGATCCACTCGGAGATACTGGTGCCCTACTTAAGTGTTTGCTTAAGTTGGAGCGAGGTTCTCTAAGGGCGGAAACGCCCTGGAACCTTCCCGACCCGTCGGGGATTGATCTCGTAATGAGGTCAAATCCCTGGACTAGTAGGGGCTTAGCCGCCTCTGCGAATGATAGCGAGCACTTAGAGCGTTCTGGACGCCCTCAGCGCGTCGACACAAAGCTGAGGTGGGGCCGGCCCTACTAGGACCGGTTGGGCCAGTAATTGGCCTAGCG